TTGCACGCCAGTGCCGGCGACGTTGTCTCGATTGATCGAGCATTCTACGCTTGCGGCGGGGTTTACGATAATTACTACCATTGGCTTCTGTTTCTTATCGCCAAAATCAATCCCGATTTCCTTCTCGGGATTGATACGATCGTTACGTCCCAGCCAAATACAGAGTTCCAACGCACCGGGTTGGAAATCCTCCTACAGAAATACGATCTGAAGGCCGTCTACCTTAGAGACAATGTCAGTCTTCATGTGGGAGAACTGACCGTCGCGCAGCAGTTCGGTACGGCGGGCCTTGATCCGCATCCGGTGTTCATGGAAACGTTCCGAGATCTGAAGAGTGCACTTGTGAGTCCTGCGGGCTCAGCTTCAGAGCGCATCTACATTTCTCGGTCTGATGCCTCCGAACGCAAGCTCGTGAACGAGCACGAAGTGGAGGCCTTGGTTTCCGAACGCGGCTTTCAGATCGTCTCGTTACAGGGTCGAAGCTTGCGGGAACAAGCAGCTCTCTTGCACGGCGCTCGCATGGTTATCTCTCCGCACGGTGCGGGGATGACGAATATCGTTTTCTGCCAGCCTGATGCGAAAGTGCTGGAATTTCAGAATCCGGCCCACATCAATTGGTGCATGAAGCGTTTAGCTGCCATCAACAACTTAGTTTACGGGTTTCTCATGGGCTCGTTGGTCGAGGAAGGCCGGAAAGAGTTTCAGGTCGATATTTCTCGTCTAAGAGAAATCCTGAATGAAATGGATCTGTGAACAGGTTATCAGCAGCGGTCGTTGCTTTCTCGAATGGTGATCCCGACTGGACTCGAACCAGTGGCCTACAGATTAGGAATCTCTGCCTAAGTTCTGGGATTATATGCAAGTGTTCCCCTGAAAAAGCGCGTTCCCGGATAGCTCTGGGAACGCGTTCTTATTTGAGCTTAAGGCTGTGCGGTTGTGGCTTGTCAAATTTTGCACAACTGAAAATCTATGCGATGATATGGCAGTTAGAATATGAGGTTATGAATGGACTGCCGAATACTACGCCAGATCACTTTGAAAGCAGATGGTCATTTGGCTTGCGACGATAGCGCTGGCTACGGCATCGACCTCGGCCTTGTGCGCGCCGGCGGTAAGTGGAAGCTTCGTGACATCCTCGAAGGCCCGATCTATTCGCATGTTCGATCGTCGTTTCAGCAGGGCCGGACGCCTTGGCCGACGGTTTGCGAGGGCTGCGATTTGCTCGCCCTTGGCGCTGCTCCGAACGACATCCTGTCGCATAGCTTTGATCTTCTCGTTGAACCGACGTTGGCGTGCGAATTGTCCTGCGCCTGCTGCATCCGCAAGAGCATCATTGGCAAGGGGCGAGCGGAAGACGGTCTAGACGTCGAGGTATTCCGGCGGTTCATCAAGGCTGCGGCGCTGGAGAAGTACCGCATGAATCAGGTCCACTACATCGGCTGGGGCGAACCACTTCTGCACCCCCGGTTTCGCGAGCTTGTCGACATTGCGTACGATAGCTTCCCCACCACGATCCAGATGGCGACCACCACGGGGAACGTAGATTTCCGCACATCCGTTGGCGACGGTCGGTTCGACTACATCGTCATGTCCTGTGATGGCACAAAGCCGGAATCATACGAACGGTACCGAAAGGGCGGAAATTTCGACGTGGCGATGAAGTTCGCCGCCGACGCAAAGACGTATGGGCATCGCGATTTGCGGATCGAATGGAAATACATCCTCTTCGATTTCAACGACAGCGACGAAGAAATCCTTCACGCGCAGCGGATGGCGGATCAGGCCGGCGTCGACAAGCTGTTGTTCATTCTGACTAACTCGAAGTGGAAGTCGGAGCGGTTCACCGGCCAGAACGCCTCGTCGTTCCCGTTGATATCGCCTGTCGCTACGATTACGCCAGCTGCAGCAATGAGCGCCTTCGTTGCCGAGGGCAGTCTGTCGGGTGTGCAAACAGGCGCTCACGGCTACATTGATCGAATTGGCGTGTCTTCAGGCCAATTTCTCCTAGTGGAGGGGTGGGCGCTTGGCCCTGGCGATACCTACGCTGACAAGATCCAGCTCTGGATCGACGGACATCTGCGAGCGCAGACTTTACCGAACTTGCCGCGACAAGATGTTGCTGCAGCGCGCCCGGCGGCGGTTGGCCCACACTGCGGGTTTCAATTCAACATCCCGTCGCCAGCCGGTAGGTTGCCAGATAGCATTGAGGTCCGAGTTCTATCCCGAGACCACACGTCTAGCATGGGCGGAGAACTCAATTGGCTGAAGGTCGGATCGATGCTCGACGTCCGTAAGGATTTGCGAGTGGCCGTACTTGAGAACGTTTAGACCAGATTGACCAGTAAGCTACAAATCAGATGCAAGGCTGACGGCCCACTTTAGTGGGCCTCCCTAGGTTGCGGCTTCTCGGAGAAAGTGTCTATCTTCGAGCCCAGCACCTCGACCTTCGTGGAGAGCCCCGCAATATCCTTCCTGATCGCCTCCTGTGAACCAAGGATAGCGTCGGCCAGACGGTCGACCCGATCGTTCAGCGCCTGGGTCTTCCCCTCTTGCGCGCCCATGCGATAGGGCAGATCGCTCATGTTCTTCAGGGCGGAGTCGACGTCGGCAAAGTTCTTGTCGGTCTGGGTGCTGCGGGTCACGCGGTACCGCTCGCCCTCGTCGAGCTGAGCCTTGATCTTGGCATTGTCCTGGGCCGTATACCAGAACAGGCCGCCGATCGCGATGATGGTGGGGATATTCCCTTTGACCCAGTCCCAAGTCATGGACGTGTTTCCCGCATCGCTCATTGAAGTCTCAACCCTTAACGTTCACCAGGGGTTGTTCGTTCAACCCAAGTAGTGCATCCGGCCGGCCGTCACTTCGAGCATTTTTGACGGATGCCGAGCGCGTTGTGCGCCGCGACCTGATTGGCGAACGGCCTATCATCCACCACGATCTTCACCGCCGTTTCCAGCGTCGGTGTCAGCTTCTGCCACCCGTCGCACGCATTCGCGGTGCTCTTCTGTGTCTGGCACGAAGAGAGAGCGGCACAGCTCAGAAGCATCAGAGCGAGAGATTTCAGCATCGATTTCGTTCCTCTTGCGCAGGATGACGACGGAGTTTTCGAGGGCGACAACTGTGGACTCTTGGCGGCCCGCAGCCTTGCCCCAGAGGTAGCAGGGGCCGGAGATGACAGCGCCGCCGATCAACACGCCGATTCCGATCTTGATGCCGCCGAGCAGGCCGATCACACCGGCACCTTGTCGAGCGCATCGGCCAGCTCGGCCTTCTTGCGGGTGGCGTACCAGCGATAGGCGACACCGCCGATCGTCAGCACGCCGGTGGCGATCACCAGCCCGGCGACGACATGGCCGATGAGTGCACTGCCGGCGCTGAAGGGTGCGAGCTGGTCCTGCACCTGCTGCAGCGTGGCGGCTAGCGCGCCGGAGCCAACACCGCTGCCAGTCGCTGCGTCTGCGATGCCCTTGGTCGGCGCGTTCTTGGCGTCCTCGATCCGGGCCTTGACGTTCGCCTTGTCGATGAATGTGATCTCGGGGCCGACCGAGCCGAATGCCCACGCCTGACCGATGGCGCGCACGTCGTTGACGCGGCTCGTCCAACCCTTGCGATAGGTCTTCCAGATCTTCAGGTTCTTGAGGAAGGTCATGCGGCGATTGAGGATGCGCGCAATCAACGCGTCATGATCGTTGATGCCGCGGAGCGCCGCGAGCGTGCCAGGACCAAGGACACCATCAACGGCATCGCCTGTAATCCCGATCGCGCGCTGCAACCACATGACAGACTGCTTGACGCCGGAGTTCACCGCCCCATCGAACACCACGTAGCTGACGCCGGCCGGAAGGCTGTCCCCCTTGATGAGCGCCCAATACCGCATGCGGTAGATGGAGTTGCGCTCGCCGTTGGTCATGAGCTTGATGCTCTGGGTCTTGACGCCAATGTTGCGGCGATAGTCGTCATAGACCTTCTTCGTCACGCCTTGGTTCGTCTCGCCGCCCGGGTCGCGCGGGTCATGCACATACCCGCCCTCATGAACCAGCACCTTCGCCAGTGACCGCTCGAATTCGTTCATCGCCATCGCCTCGTTTCGATGGCCGGATAATCGGCGTCACGAAGTCATGGCGCAAAGCACAGGGACGCTGTTGAGTTGCGTAATGGTGGGTGGTAGGTCGGACTGAAACCGGAGACCGACGCAATGAACATCATCGAGCAGTTCCCAGGCGAAAACGAAATCCTTATCGCGGAAGATGTTTTGCGCGACTTCCCCGGCAATGTCGTCGTCAACGGCAAAGGAAATCGTGTGGTATTCGGCCGGCCATTCTCGTGCTCCGACATCTACATCGAGGTCAATGGCGGAGGTACGGTGGAGGTTGGGTCCCGCTGCCTTTTAAGCGGGCAGCATATCCGGCTATTCGCGCCCGGAAAGATCGCGCTCGGCGACGGCTGCGCCTTCAACGGAACGAGCCATCTGCACATGCACGAGAGCGCCACTATCCAGCTTGGCCGAGATTGCCTCATTGCAGGCAACACCTCATTCAGCAGCAGTCACGTTCATAAGATCCTTGATCTTGACACAGGTGAGCGGTTGAACCCCGCTGGCGACATCATCGTCGGTGATCATGTCTGGATCTCTGCAGACGCTACGTTATGGCCTGGTGCGAAGGTCGGCAACGACAGCGTGGTTGGCAAAGGGTCTTACGTCTCAAAAGAGTTTCCAGCGAATTGCATCATCGCTGGGACGCCTGCGCGCGTTGTTCGTGAGCGGATCACGTGGGAGGGATAGGGGCGTCGCATACCGTTGACTAGCTGGATGCGCGACAGTTACTTCTTGAACATGCGGAGGCTCAAGTTCTTGAACTCCATCGTCGTGATATTCAGTCCGGTAAGTTCGTAGCCCAAATTAAAGCCGCCAATCTTGTAATCGGCGATATCGCCGGAGGTCAGAATTCCTCTTTCAAACCCCATCTCTACTGAACGTTTGGCGGATGGGAGGATGTCTCCGTTAAATCTAATCCACTCTCCGCTATGGACGTCGCCCTTCGTCATTCTGTCGGCCGGAACGAAGTAGATAAGCATTTTTGTGCCCGTATCCACCATAGCTTGGTCTACCTTTGTAACGGGCTTAGCTTGGCGATCGTCATAGAACCCGACTTGCAGCCAGACATACTGGCCATAGCCTTTGCTCTTGATATTCAGGTTCTGGATGGTGATGTTGACAGGGAACAAGATAGCGTGCCGATTTGCATCATACCCTTGCTTCACGTTTTCGTCGTCGTAAGGAAGCTTGAACTGCATATTGAAGACAAGCTTCTCCATGTCCTTAATCGAGCCGGTGTCGCGGCTGTAGGTACCAGGAGCTGAGATTGTTTGTCCCGCAATAAGGCTCGGTGCGGACTTTGTCGTGTCTCCATACTTGCCTTGAAATTCGCTGTCGCCGTTAACAGCCATCTCGACCAATCCGTTTGGGTGCAGGACGAGGCGCTTTTCTAGGTTGGCCCAGCCATACCCGTCCCCAAACTTCTGCGGATCAGCCGTTAAGCTGCTTCGGCTTCCCCATTGCCTCAGTTCCCACACAGGCTTGACGTCTTCCATGTCCGGATATGCGGGAGATTTCAAATCGTAGCGAGTGTTCTCAGCGCAGGCGGCAGCCTCTGGACTGTTGCAGGCTGGCGTCGCAGAAAAGCCCGCTTCAAATTTTGGGTCTGCGATTAGCTCGACTCCATCAGAGCCCGGACGGAGTGTTCGCTCGACGTTAAAAAGCTGCTCTGCAGACGCAGCAGAGGACAGTAATGCGAACGAGCAGGCGAAGGCAATGCGAAGCGCCCCCATGGAAATCTTAAGAGACAACAGCGCAAATCCTTCTGAAAGATAAACCTGATCTAAGCAGGTACGAGACCTACTGAGCTCGTGTCGCGCAACTGGTACCAAGGCTTCCAGCCCTTTACAGTTTCACGATCAATCACTCGGCCGTCGAGAAACCAATCCGTCTCCCACTGCCAACCATCGTCAGCGTTTGTCGCCGCGCGACGAGTAGCGTCGATTATTAGCTCGGGCGAGGTCGGGCGCAGAACGACGACCTTCTCATTGAGCGGCGGCAAATCCTGCATGTTCCAAGTTTCTTGCATCGCGTCTCCTACTCGGCAATGACGTGCGCCATCGGCATCTTGCCGAGGAGGCTATCAGGGTTGTTAGTGTAGTTGTTCGGCAGGTGGCGGACGCAGGCCATCGAGGCGATCCTGTAGGCTTTCGTGACTGGTACTACTGGGCGTACCCAAAAACCGGCGGGCACGTTCTCGAAGGTCAGAGCCATTGCTGACCGCTCGGAAACCTCCCACGGGAAGCTCTCTTTACTGGTCTCGATGTCAAACGCGCGGTTATTGACGTATTCGAGCGCTAGATCCTGATCGAGGATGAAGAACCCGTAATACGGGTTGTCCATAGTCATGAACACAAAGCCTTCGTGCTCAATCTTGGCACGCGGTGCCATCTTGCTTCTGCCGAATTGGTCTGTCGAGTAGATCGCCGAGTCCTGATAGCTAAGCTCGATCCGCTGAAAGCCAGGATAAAGACCGTGCGGCTTCAACTCCTCTCGATATTTTAGGAAATACAGAAAGTTGCCGTAGGTGATTTCATGGTCGTCTTCGGTATAAATGAAATGGGTATAGGCACTGCCGACGAACTCACGGACCAGCGGTTTGTGCGACCACGTAAGGTGCTGCGGGTTTGAAAGATCGTGAACCGTATGGATGCTCAGGCTTCGGTCTGCACCGTGAAACGTTTCGGACATCTCCGAAAATATCCCATGGATCTCGTGATGATGCGCACCGTCTGCCGAGTTCGTGAAAATATGGAAATCTACGCTTCGGACCGGATAGTGCGCGATGGCGCGCATGGTCTGGTAGAGATACTGTAATCTGCTCTGGCGGTAATGAAACGTTATCGCCACGAGAATGCGGTTTTCGCTGAGTTCGAACATCCTGAAATCCTGCCTTAACCGTGCCACCAGAAGCACAGCGAAGACAGGATATCAAGACAAGGAATTATGAGCGTGCGACTCGCTTGCTGCTCTTGAGCTGCTGACTGCTTGCCTGTGCAGCCGCCAACTCAGCCTCGAGTTCTTCGATCCTCACCCGCTGCTGGTTGGTGATGACCTCATATTCGCACACGGTTGCGGTCAGCCGCCCGAACCGGGCCTCGATCGCTTCATTCATGGTTTTCACAGCTTCTTCCTTTAGCTATCGCCGTAGCAGGGGATGCGCACCATTGCGCCGTTGATTTGAAACTTCAGGTAGGTTGCCGGCCGAGACGGCAGGGCGTCGGCCACCCCGGCAATCGCGGAGTTAGCAAGCGGAACCCCATCAAGGCCGAATGTCTGGATGGACGGGAACCAAGCAATCTGCCCCTTGGGTATATTGGTCATGTTGTGAGCGTCACCCCACTGGAGCTTAGCCCCAGAGACCATGCGCATCGCCACGTCGCCGCTCTCGTGCGTGACTTCCGACATGTCGATCGCGACCTTGCCCGTGCCTTCCAGCTTCACCATGCGGTTGAACTGTACGTTGCCGGCCGGCCCGCCTGCGACGATCGCTGCATAGACACCGTTCGTGCCAGGCTGACTATCTGGGCCGCCGTTCTGACCGATCGAGTTGCAAGCGACGTGGAGGCCGAAGCGCTGACCGTTGTTGTCCGGACCTGCCACAGCCATAGTCAGTTCGACGCCGACCGTTCCGCGCGTGGGGTTCGGATTGTAGTCGCGAACGCCGATGTTCGAAGCCCACATGAAGGCCGATGGGTTTTTCTTGTCGATGCCAGCGAAAAGGCAGACGTGTTGCGCATTGCCGGCGTCTCCGCCCGTTGCCTCGTACTTTAGAACTGCAGTAAAAGGCCACTGCGAGGCTTCTTGCGCCAGCTGCTTCACATTGCAGTCAATGCGCAGTGCCGCTGAGGTATAGCCTTGTTCGTTCAGCGCGCGGTCGGCGTCGGCCTCAATATCGCGAGTAATCCACACCTGGGCAAATTCCGTGACCTTGTCCTTGTCACGACGAAACCAAACGGGGTTATCCGGCTTGACGCCGATGCCCTGGTTTTGCGAGCCGAGGAAGCTCTCGTACTTCACATAGTCACCAACGTCGCGCCCAGCCTCGCCAGCCATCTGAAACACGTTTCCAGCTGAATCTTTCGAGTAGAGCTTCCGGTCGGTCGTGTTGATAGCAAGCTCTGCCGGCTGGAGGGACGCTGCGGTAGGGACCGCTCCGGCAGCTGTAGACTTTTTGGTGATCAGCGTTGCGTTCTTGGTAACCATCAGAATGCACCTCCATTAATTTCGTCGAAAATTCGGTCGTATCGAAGATCGAGCTCGGTCTCGGACTGCCGAATCCGATACCAAGCGCTCCAGCTCCCATTGTTGAGATCACGCCGGTAAGTTGCGCTGTCGGATGCTCCGTCCGCAGTGAATGCAGTGACAGTTTGCGCGCACCAACCGGCTGCGCCGTGATTGACGGATTCGCCAAAAAACCACGTGTTTGTGACCGGAGCGTTGGATGCGTTATTGGCCATATACCAGCCGTTAGCTTGAGCGGTATTCCAGTCCGTGACGGTCTGGCATACCTCCCGCAGTCGCGCGGGAAGGTCAGTGTCAGCGATGATGGGCATTAGAACGTACCTCCGTTGATTGCATCGAATTCGGCGCTTTTGCTGGCGAGGCTCTGTGTCATCGTCGCAGCGAAGTTGGGGTCATTGCCAAGGGCTGTGGCGATTTCGTTGAGCGTGTCGAGCGTTCCTGGTGCCGCGGCCACGAGGGCATCGAGCGCAGCCTTCACAAATGCTGTTGTCGCCAGCTGCGTCGTGTTGGTACCGGTTGTGGCGGTGGGCGCAGCCGGCGTTCCGGTGAACGATGGCGAAGCGATAGGCGCCCTGGTCGTGTCCGTCGCGTGGACGTGATCGGCCCTCGCGAACTTTTTGGAAGTGCCAATCGCAGCCACGCCGTTTGCCGCAGGGGCCACGGAAGATGCCTGCCCCACAACATAGGCCGTTGTCGCAAGCTGAGTGCTGGTATCGTCGGCCGTCGCCGTAGGAGCAGCGGGTATCCCCGTAAATGTGGGTGAGGCTGAGTTTGCCTTGGCGTTGTGCTCCGTCATGGACGGGGCAACCTGCTTCACCGCTCCACCACTATCCTTCACATACAGTTTACCGTCAGCGAGGTTGATGGCAGGTTCGGCTGTTGCCAAGATCCCGGCAGCGGGAACGGCTCCCGGGGTTGCGCTGTTGCGAAGCTTGATCGTTACCGCTTTATCGACCATCAGAACGATCCTCCATCAAGGGTGTCAGTTTCTTGAAGGGCATGTGCAATCAGATCACGCTCTTCAGGCGTAACCGGGTCTTCGTAGCCCTCGGGCAGGAACTCGGGCGGAACAAGTCCAGCATCATCAAGGGGCGCGATCCCATTGGGTTGGCCGATGCTGTCTCGCAGTGAGCCTGACGATGCTGTTTTTCGGGATGGAGTCGCCATCAATAGAACCCTCCATCGAGCGTCTCAGATGCCGTCCCGTAGACCTGGGCCACGCGCACAAGCAGACGTGCCGTGTTCGTGGTAGACATCGCGTCAAATGCGGTGATGGGGCTGGTCAGAACGACGTGAACGCCGTCCGTTGCGGTCCAATCCGGCCCCTCTTCCATCACCGCGCCGTTGAGAATGACCTCGAAAACCCCACCAGCGTCATAGCCGCCGGCAATGGTTACCGTGTCTTCGCCGATCGCGAGGGCGAAGCTCTGTGGCTTCACCGGGGCAAGAGAGGCGCCGGGCTGTAAAGCGGTATCAGCCCGCGCGCCTTGGGTGGAGGTTGCAAAGCTGCTGGCATCGCGAAACGCTGCTGACCGAAGGTTGGCAACGATCCCCACCGTATCGATCAGTTCCTCGATGCTGAGTTGCGAGCCTTCAAGGCTGTTGAGGAGCGCCCGCGAGATGTCCCGATGCATCTCCTGCATCTGCGCTGTGAGTACATCGAGAGCGAGGTTCTGATCGCGGGTCGGAAGCGGGGCACCATCCTGAAAGCGCGATTGCCGCCGAGGAAGGCGATAGCCGAGGACGGACACGGCACCGGTGATCCCGGAGGAAAAGACGACGCGGCCGTTGCTGGATTTGCCCCCGGAGAAATCGGCCAGAACGCCAAAGTCGTACCGGCGAGCGCCGTTGTGATAGACCGCCACATCCTGAATATTGTAGAGATCGAATCCGATCGAGAACGTCGTCGTCGGTGACGTCGGCGCATAAGTCGAGATGCGATTGTCGGGTTCAATCGTGGACATGAGCGTGACGATGCCCGCGCGGAGCACCGCTCGCAAAGCACAGGCTACTTGCCGGCGATGTTCCCGATGTCGGGCGCGCGGGTCGGCAGCGGGTCGCCCGGCCCCCACCAGAACGATTGCCCGAACTCCTTCTTCATCCGCCGCTCATACCGCCAAAACGTCTGCCGATAGTTCGGGTCAACCATGGCCTGCACGTTGTCGAACAGCAGGCGATCGGTTGCGATCTTGGAGAACCAGAGCGACGAGCCAGGAGTCCAAGCCTTGATGTGCTGGGCCAGCATCTTGCCGGTCATCTCCTTGTTGCCGGACACCGCCTGCATGAAGTCGCCGACGCCGGAGAAGATCGCTCCCGGCCCCGGGCCCATCGCATATTCCGTCAGGCCGTCCCCGCCGCGTGTCGTCGAGCTGTAGACGAGATCGCCGAGCATGCCGCCGCCACCGCCGCGGATGAACGCCTGAGTCCAGAACTCTTGCGTCGCCATGTCCTGCGGATCTCGCCCGGCGACGATGGACTGCATCTGCGATGTAACTGCCCCGGCCACCGTCATCAGCGTGACTAGCTTCAGGCCGGCGGCCGTCTTGCCCCAGGCACCATCCTGCACGGCGGTGCGCATGATGTGCGTCATCATGAAGGTCATGGGGAAGCTCTTGAACTGCGTCGCCGAGCGGACGATCTCACCCATGAAGGTGCCGCGCTGCAGGCCCGCCGTCATGGCGCCGCGCACCCGGGCGTCCGGTTCGAGAATGGCGAAACGCCGCTCGTCCAGGATCGCCGACATCAGCCGGTCGGCCAGCGCCTGATCCTCGACGCCGTTGACGTCGAAGAACTTCGCGCCGTCGGCCTTGATCGGCGGCGTGACGCGCAGCTTGTCCCACTGCTCCGGCGTGAACCCGTACCGCTTTAGGTATCCAGAGAATGCCGGGTCGAGCTTGTCGAACGAGGTTTCAGCCTGCCGGGCGATGAAGCCGTTGAACTCCATGCCCCATGCGCGCTTGAGACCTTCGGTCCACACGTTGATGCCGGTCATGCGCATCGTGGTGTCGGCCACACGGCCGGTGAGCCCCTGTCCCACCACCTCGTCGGCGAAGCGCTTCGAGCCGATGGCATGATCCATGACAGAGGCGGCGGTAAGGTTGATCTGCCGGGCAATGGCTTCCGAGCCTTCCCGGTTCGTCGTGAGATCCTTCACGAGCCGGCCCAGCACGGCCGTGGCCGGAATGCCGTTGACGTTGGCGGCGAGCGCGGCCGTGAAGCTGTCGCCGGGGAGGGCCGCGATGGTGGCCGATCCGAGCCGGGCCGCCGTCTGGATGTTGCGCATACCGCCGCCGATGCCTGCAATGAGCTCGTTCTGCGCCATGCCGAGCTTGCCGGTGGCTGCGTCGAACGTGCGCTGCACCGCCGCCGGGCTGTTGAGCGAGATCGACCGGGCGAACCGCTTGCCGACCGTGTTGTTGCGCAGGGTGTCGTCCTTGGCTGCGACGTCGAGCAGGCGCTTGAAATTGTCCTGATAGTTCGGCCCCAGGATCTCGACGCTCGCGATCTCCCTGCCCATGCCGCCGAAGTGTCCCATCATGGTGTTGTAGAGCCCGCCGTCGCCGACCCCGTATTTCTTCATCAGCCGGATATAGGTGTCCGGCGACTGGAAGCGGAAGACGCGGAGCTGGTTCGAGAAGCCGCCGGCTGCCCCGGCGCCTGCGCGGCCGAGGGTGATGTCGTTGTAGGCGTTCGCGATGATGCCACCTACCGCCGCCCGCGGCGCGTCGCCCTGTCCCTCGGCATCCATCACGCGCAGGTTGCCCGCCTCGAACTCGGTCATCAGGTCGTTCGTGAACTCGGACTGCGAGAACTTGCGCAGCCGGCTTGTGTCCCAGCTCTGCGGCAGCCGCCAGTCGTCGAGCACGGACAGCGGCTTGCCGGCGCGCTTCACCCGCTCGACCGCATAGGCCGTGGTGTCCGTCCAGCCCTTCGCCGCAGCCTTCGCCGCCTGATCGCCGGTATCCTTGCCGAACAGCTCGCGCACGATGTTCCAGATGGATTCGGTGTCCTGGCTGAGACCGGCGAACCGCGACGCATAGGGCTCCATGGCGCCGCTCATCATGCCGAGCAGCCGCTTCGTCACGTTCTCGCTGTGGCCGTCGATATGGATGGCGTTGCCCATGGCCTCGCCGCCTTCGAGGTTGTCGCGCACGAGCATGCTCTGCAGGCCGACCGTCAGCCCGTTCGGGTGCTGCTGCATCCGGTTGAGCGCGGTCGTGTAGGCAGTCGCCTGCTTGGCAGCCATCAGTTTGCGACGCTCGGCTGTCTCTTTCATGATGCGGGCGGCTTCGATCGCGCTGGCGGCCTCGGACGAGACCGGGCCCATGGCAGGATAGAGCCGGCCCTGCGCGCCTTCGTACAGCGCGAGCGCGTCGTCGGCCTGCTTCTGGGAGATGCGTTGCGCCTGCACAAGGCGCGTCAGGCAGTTGGCGATGCTCATTCCGCTGCGCTCCCGATGGTGCAGGCCTCGATCTCACCGGCGGCGGCGATCTCTTCATCGGCTTCGTTCAAGATTTCGTCGAGCGTGCGCTCGCCCCGGCCGTCGCCGATGTCGATCCGGATCGGCTCGGACTTGCCGGCAACCACCTGTTCCTCATTGTCGGCAACGAGTCGCAGGCCGTCCATGATCGAAGCCTCGACCGTTTCCGGCGCCTCTGCAAGCTTGTCGATCGCAGCGGGAGACAGGCGCTCTTCTGCCACCTGCATGAGATCCTGCCGGCCAACGCGATCAAGCGAGGACTTCAGGATGTCGGAGGCGCCCAGCGCGTCGCCGAAGAGGCGAGGGCCGGCGTCATTCTTCATGGCCTCGGAGGCATAGTCGCGGAGGAAGGCCGCCATCTTCGCGCGGCCGATCGGGCGCTTCATGTCCGCGTCGCTGAACAGGGATCGAGCCACGATCTTCGCCAGCTCGTCGGGGCCGCCGAACATCTCGGCTTGGTGAACGAGCTCGCCGACCGGGCGCCCCTCGTCGCGCGCGCGCATGACCATTTTAACCGCGTTCAGCAGATCATCGGTGATGTCCATGCCGGCCGGGATCTCGCCGCGCGCCACGGCGTCGCGCATCATCGACCACGGCGCCGAGCTGTCTGCCAGTGCTCCGGCAATCGTCTTGATGTTGTTGTCGGTGTCCTCGAGCGCCCGGCCGAGAAGCACCGGCTCGCCATAGGCGCGCCCCATGAGCGCGGCCGTGATCCGCCGCTCGCCCTCCTGCGACAGGAATCCATCCTTGTCGATGAGCGCACCCTGCTCGGCGCGCGGGAGCTTCGACATGAAGCCGCGAGCGAAAGCCTGATTGCCGGCAGCCTTGACGTCGGCACCATCCAGCCGGCCGAGCAGATCCGCGTCGAGCAGCCGGGCGTCGGCAAGCGCCTGCTCGGAGGCGCCGAGTCGCATGGCGGTGGAGCGGTTCGCGGCATTGACGAAGCCGACGCGAGCCTCTGGGTCGAGATCGGTCACACGCCGGGCGATCAGCACCGGGTTGCGCATGGCGTCGACGTCGAAGTTCTGTGCCTTCAGGAAGCTGCGATAGTTCGAGGCCGGGACGTCGTTCTGCTGGTAGGCGCGGCGCAACGCCATCACGCGGCCGTTGCCGGATTCGACAAGGCCGTCTGCGCCAACGATCGGAGCGCCGGACTCTGCCTGGGCCGAGAAGCCAAGCCGCTCCGGCTGCAGGTTTGCGGCGATGCCCGCGATCTGATCCTGCGACAGCGCCCGGCTGCGGTCACGCGGCTGCAGCTCGGGAGGGAATGCCGGATTCACGCCGAGATCGTCGAGATGTGACGTAACCAGATCATCGGCCTCGACCACCTCATAGCGGACGCCGATGTTATTGCCGTCCGCATCGTAGACGCGCCCCGGGCGGGTGTTGGCCTGCGTGAAAGCTTCGGGCGGCAGTTCGACCGGACGTCCGCGCTGGATATCGTCGGCCGCCTTCATCACGGCCGCACGGTGTGCGCTGTCGCCGGCAACCGTCTTCTCGAACCGAGACGCGGGGATTGTCGCCTCGCGCGTCAGAACCGCGCCGGTGTCGCGCACATGCGACGGCCACTGCCCGGTCTTCGCTCGGCTCCATGCCGCAGCAAGCCCCTTCAGACCACCACCGAGCACTGCACCGCCGACGCCGGCCGCGCCGACCTCATAGAGGGCATCGGCCGCGCCGAACGTCGGGTCGGCCTTCTGCTTGTCGCCGAGCGTGAGCGCCTGAATGGCCGTCTCAGATGCGAGGTTGACGCCGCCCTCGATCATCGCGGTGCGCAGGATGCCGCCGGCCAAGCCGCCCGACACGGCGCCGAGCGCAGTCGCCGCAATGTTGATGGGGTCGGTCATGGCTCCGGCTGCCGTGCCGAGGAACCCGCCGACGCCGGAACGCATGCTGTTCGACCGCGCCTGCAGGCTGTTGGATTCCTGTCGAGCGCCGCCCATGCGCCGGAGAGCTTCGGCTTCCATGGTCTCAGGCGTCGGAAATGCGAGATCTGCCGAAGGGTTCCGGCTCTTCCACTGCTCGAACCACTGCTGCGCCTTCTCGTCGCCCTGGCGGATCAGCGTCGCGCCGCCACCGCCGACCCACTGCCGGGCTTCGAGGTCGCCCTTCTCATAGAGCTGCTGAATGAACTCGCCCTGCACGTCGCTGGTGTGCCGGGACATCGCGTCCGAGTTCGAGAAATCGCGCATGGCCGCATAGTCGGATTCGAAGCGGCCGAGAAATCCGGGATCGATGCCTTGCAACGGAGAACGCGCGGCGAGCTGCAGCGCGCCGGCCATATCCTTTTCTTGAACGATCATCGGCATCAGCGGCCCCTCAGGTCGAGCACGAACACTGATGGCTGCCCGTAGCCGCCGGGCGATGGGCGCCGGAGTGCATAGCTCGGGCTCTCATCGCTGCCGAACTCAAGCAGGTACCGACCATCGGCGACGGCGCGCAACCGCCCCTGGTCGCGGAAGTCATCGGCGCGCACCGCCGTCCCGGAAGACGTCATGGCCGCCCCGATATCCTGATCCGAGATAGCCTCGACGGTCTTGTCGAAATCATCCTGCGACATGCCGTAGCGCGGCGCGACGATCTGGCTGCCATTGAACTCGAGAATTCCGCCGGTGATTTCCTTAACGGCCTGCTCCATGCGATCGGCATTCATTTCGCCGCTGCTGTCGCCGGCCTGCGCCGAGAGGTCGGCGTAGCGTGCGGTCGCCGCTTCGAGGAGCCCCTGCCGGGCACCTTCCAGCGTGGGCGCAAACACAGCCGGCGGCAGGATATCGTTGATCGCCATCGTGTTGTCGTCGTTCCGCTTCGGAGCGTAGAGCGGGTTTTCCTTGAGTAGCTGCTGCCCGCGAAGCACGCCCTCGGCCGCCTCGGGATTGTTCGGCACCAGCGCGCCGGCAGCCGCCGCCGCCCGGGACTGGCCGGACGAGTAGAGCGCGGCCATGGTGGCGTTGTAGGTATCGGGACTGAGATTGGTAGCCATCGAGCTGAGAAGCTGCACGGAGTCCTGCGGCGTCGAGTTGGTGAGCGCACGCGAGACCTGGGCTTGCATCTCCGGGCGAAGAGCAGAGATCGTGCCGACCTGACCGCGCGCCTTGAGCACATCCGCGCCATTCTGCAGGGCGGTGAAGGTGCCGGCCCATGTGTCGGGCTGGCTGAGATCAAGCGGCGGCGGCGCGGCAATCATGCCCTGACGTGCCGCGAACCCGATCGGGTCATCCTTGAGTGCCTGGGTGCGGGCTTTCTCCTGCGCCTCGATGCCGCTGATGATCTGGGCTTGTGCAGCGGTGGCCCCATCGGCAGCATCCGAGCGCAGCGACGAGACCAAGCTTTCGACCTGGGCGGGCGCCATGCCAGCGGTCTGAGCAATAGCCGACTGGCTGGTGAAATAGTCCGCGACCTCGCGCCGGAGATCCTGATCGTCGACGACGGCGAGCTGTCGGGACAGCAGGTTGATGTCGGCCACGGCCGGCGTCAGGTTCTTGTCGTATCCCGCCTTGATGTCGGTGAAGAGCTGCTTTGCATCGGAGGTGACCTCCGCGCGGTATTCCTTGACTAGCTCAGGATTGACTGAGTTTGAGCCCTTGCCGCCGCGTGTCGTATCGTCCTCGATGTGCCAGTTCTCGTTGGCCAGAGGGAATTTTAGACCGAACTGCGCTGCATTCTGGTGCAGCCAGCTCACCACCTCAGGCGGCGCGTTCTTGAGCGACTGCCCACCATAGGACAGATCGGCCGCCTTCCCGTGATTGTGCTGGGAGTTGCCAGGAGGGGCGACCCATTTCCGGGCTTCCGCAGCGGAGCCATACTTGATCACGGCTTCTTCCCAGAGCTCCGTCTGACGCGCGACAGAACGGGCGCCGGAATAGATGCCGAGCTTTTCCCGGATACCCGCCGGTGCAGCCTCAAGCATTCGGGCGACCTTCACGGAGAAAGCCCCATCCATGCCGTCGATGTGGCTGGCGTCCTTGTCAGTACGGGTCTGAAGGAACGTCTTGGCTGCCGTCACGTCCTCAGCCGAGAACTGCGACGCAGAAACAGTGCTGCCGAGCACCTTCTTGTAATAGTCCGCGGACTCCTTCGGAATGACACTGTCGTCACGGCCGGCTGCGATCCACGCATCCGCACGCTTCGCGCCGCCATTGTAGGCGATGAGGGCAGCCTCACGGTCGCCACCATATTTCGTCATCATCTTGTTGAAGTAGTGCTCGCCATAGCGATCGGATGCGCCCCCGCTCTTGAGGTATGCCTGCTTCTCTTCGCGGGTTCCTGCAGCAGGATAGCCTGCATCGCCGAGTTCCTGCGCGATTTCATCCGCCGTTTCGGGCATGACCTGCATGCTGCCCGCCGCGCCGCGCGCCGAGACGGCATTCGGATCTCCCGAGCTCTCCGTCTGACGGATCGCGGCAAGGATATCTCCGCCCCCGTTGGCCTGGGAGAGCAAGCGCTCCGCTTGGTTCGTCTGCCCTCGATTGTCCAAAGACTTGAATCCCTGCAGCGTGCGCGCCATGGCTCGAGCGGAATAGAGCTCCATGGCGCCCGACATATCGCCGCCGGCGGCAAGCTGCCGCGCCGTCGTGTCGATATCGTCGTTGTCGAGCCCGACGCCCTCCTTGAGCCGCTTCTGAATGACCGTCGACTGGTCCTGCACCGGCTTGAGATTGGCCTTAGTCTGGGCGACGAACCCATTGATCCGCTCCCCGGCAAGCCCGGCATACTGCCGGCGCTCGGCCGGCGAGAGCGACAGGCTCGTGTCCGTCGCCATGCGCTCGGCGATCTTGCGCGCTTCGCCGATGCCGCCAGTCTGCAGCGCGCGATCGACGGTGCCGAGCATGGCCTCCGACATGTGCCGGGACTCCATGCGCTTTACCGCGATGTCGGCTTCCTGCTTGCCCACGGTGAAATCCGGGTTCTCGGCGAGCTGGCTATAGAGTGTGCGGGCCTGGGCCTGCTTCTCCTTGTAGGCATCCGTGCCGGTACCGCCGCCGCGCGCCAGCGCCGACATGTCGTCGTCGAGCAACTGGATCTCGGCTTTGACATTGCCCTCGAACTCCTTGATGTCCGTCGATCGCTTTTGCTCGGAAACGCCCAATGCGAAGCGCGGGCCCTCGGTGTCGAGCATGGTTGTGACGGCGCCGCGGAAGTCCTTCGGGACAGCCGTCAGGGTCTGATCGCGAAACGCCTTCCAGCTCGAGTTGAAGGACTCGATATTCCCCTTGGATTCCGCTGTCAGCGCGGCGCCGCGAGCACGGATATCGCCGGCCAGTCGCGCAGCATACCCTTGCTGGGCCGCAGCGTTGTAGGATCGGCCGGACGCTGAGAAGTTCGAGCGCGTGTCGACCTTGAGATTGCCGGCCTCGTCGCGATAGACGGCGTTCTGCCCCTCGTTCTGGGCCTCGGCAACCTCTTGCCGCTGCAGCGCCTGACCTGTCGTCGACAGCGCATTCGCGATCTGCTGATAGGGGTTGGCAATCTCAGCCGCCGACACGGAAGACTGCGGGCCGCGCGTGACGGCGCCGCGCTGCTGGATCTCGGGAAGTTTCGCCACGGTCAGGCTCCGAAGAACTGAGGAAGGGAAGAAGCGACGCCGCCGAGCAGCGATGTACGCGCGGCCGACTTGCGGAACCGCGCGTCGGCCTCATCTTGGGTCGCCTGCATTCGCTTCGAGCCGACCTCAATCTTGCGGTCGCGGTCGCTTCGCTTCTGCTGCTCGGCCTCGTACGCAACGCCGGTGGGTGAGAACGCCTCGACGCCGGCAGACGCCCGGATCGCGCGGATGTTCGAGATCGTGCTGTTGAGCTCGTCTCGATAGCTCGCGTCCACCTGATCGGCCTGGATCTTCCCGACCTCGGCCGCCTGTTTCGACTGCGCGGCCGCGTGCTGCCCGGCCTGATATTGACCGTAGACGCTGACAAGCGAGCCGATGCCGCTGATTGCTGCTGCTGCAACACCCATTAGACTGTGATCCTCGTGGTGAGCTCGATGAGCTTGAAGGCGCAGGGAAAGGTCGATGAGATCTCGACGGCAGGATCGTAGGAGCGGCCGGTCTCGCGGTACCGATATGTGTCATCGCGCATCGGGACCGGCTTGCTCATGTCCTCGCCGCCGCGGTAACTGCCGAAGATCCGGTTCCCGACCTGAAACTCCTGGGTCTCGCGGACGGTGATCATCATCTTCTCGATTTTGCGCCGCTGCTCACCTTGCCCGGCTGCCTGCCCGCCATCGAAATTGGAGAACAGCGGGACAAGGGAGTGCTGGAAGTCGATGCCGATGGTGATCGTGGGATAGTCCGAGAATCCGGAAATCTCCCCGCCGGCACCCACAACGGCCTTCCCCAGATAGAACCCGCCACCGAACACATCGACCTCGCGGCCGTAATAGACGTCGGGCGCGATGGTGCCTGTCATCGTGGTCGCGCTGTCGCACAGCAGGCTGTAATCGAGCTCTTCGGCGATGCCGAGTTCCGCGCCGTTGAAGCTGTAAATGGACATGAAAACGACGGTGCCATAGGCGCCTGCCACGCTGCGCACCGCGCCGTCCCCCTCCCATCGAAACCATCCGACATACTCGCGATCGGCATTGAACTGCCCGGCCACCACCGAGCCATCAGAATTGACGGCGAAGATCTGGCGCGACGGGAATTCGCTCGTGGCCGATGTGACGGCCAGCGATTTGACGCCGCCGAAGAGGTGCCTGTGGAACCGGTTGATCTCGTTCGCGATGTAGGGGCGCGCGGTCTGGCCTGTCGCGCTGATGGCGTAGAGCCCCGTCGTGGACTTATCGAGAAAGATCAGTCCCTCGGTGACCTCAACCGGACGGATGCGCGAGATTTCGCTCGTGAAGACCGGGCGAAACTCGACACTGCCCGGCTGCAGCGGCGTTCCAACCGACACCGGGATATAGAAGATGCCGCGATCGGTCACCGCGAACTCGTCATAGCCCCCGACGACATGGAAGACCTGGCACTCCGCGCTGATGGATTCGACCATCGCGTTATCCGGATCGCCGCCGATCAGGCCATCGCGGTTGTTGCCGGCGGCCAGCCAGAAAATCGCATTCTTCTTTTGGTCGAAGTTTGTCATGATCAGGCGCTGGCGATCCTTCGAAACGGACGCCGGCCAGCCGCGAGCGTTCGAGACGAATTGCTCCTCCCACTGCAGGGTGGCGCCGATGGCGCTCGAGCTCGCAATCTCCTCAATCTTCGTGACGGCAGTCGGCCCGACAAGCTTCTCGTTCTCGACGGGTGCCGTCAGCGATCCGAGCATGGCCACGGCGATGCTGTTCGGAGCCAGCAAGTCGACGCTCACCACCTCACCCTTGACGTTGGTCTGGTCGGTCTCCACGATCTGCCCGACCGCAAAACCCGCGGAGCTCGTGACGGTGAAGCGATACGTTTTCGGCAATTCCTCCAAGACCTGCGCGCGCATCGTCGTGCCGTTTGTTACGGTCGTGCAGCGGATCTGCCGCTGTGAATACCGGAAGACGGTGCCAGCGTGGCCTGCGGTGAGAAATGCCTGCGAAAACACGACATCGATGTTGCCGGTCAGCGCGCTGGGCCGCATCGTGATGCCGATCGTGTCCTCGAACCGATAGAACGGAACGCGATATGTGCTGTCCAGTCCTTGGTCAAAGACGTAATCGGCGATCGACCACGACCGGGTGCCCTTCGTGACTTTCAAGACCTTGGTGCGCCCGGCCCAGGCGACGAACATTTCATTCTCCATAGGCTCGAACACGAGGCTGTCGAGATCGGCCGCCCCCCAAGGTGCCGACAATGAGGCGAGCAGAGTCCCGCCCACGGAGCGCACGCGCACGCCGCCCGCCGTGAACACCACCTTGTATGTGACGTCGTTGAACGGCTTGAAGTCGGCAACGATGCCGGTGTCGCGAAACAGCAAACGGCGGCCGGGGCGGCGGGTCAGCGCGCCGGTATGCGTCGACACAAGATTGCGAGCACGCCGAACGGCGGATTTCATGATCTCGATGTCATCCCGACGAACGGCATCCGGCTCAACCTCGCCGGCCGAGAAATCGCGCTGACGGATGATCAGATCCTGGATGCTCATACCCGGCGCCTCCCGCGGGCGGCGGCGATCTTGCTCTTGTAGATGTTGCGGGCCGGATTCTGCTGGTCATTCAGCGGTCTGGCCTCTTCGAGCAAGCCCTCTGCTCGCTGTTCCCGGCGCGTCGCTTCGCTGAAATCCTCGTTCAGCCCGCGCAGGCAGCCGGCTTCAACGTAGATCGTCAGAATTTCATCGGCCAGCGGGTGCCAAAGCTCTTCCGGCGCCTCTTTCACGGCCATGGCATAGACGTCGGACCCGTAGTTGCACGACAGCACGTTGCCGAGGATCTCGTATTCGGTCAGCGGTGTGGTGCCCCAATAGACCTCTTTCACATGCAGCGTGTTCGGCGCGAGGCGGAAGGCATTGCGAGAGAACCGCCGGGACTTGTTCTCGCCATCCGGGATTCGCTCAAGCAAATCGCTCGTGGTGGCAAACGGCCATGTATGCCGCGCGGTCAGGAATCGCACCGCGCGATCGAATGCCCCGTTCGCAACGAGATATTCGTCGGTGCCATCGTTCAGCACGTTCAGCGTGTTGTTGCCGGTCGCGCGGAGGGCGTTGTTCAAGATGGTGAGCTTGTCCATGGCGGCGAGAATGGCTCTTGGGGACAAGCCGGGCAAAGCACAGGGCATGAAAAAACCGGGGAAGCGGTGCCTCCCCGGTCTCTGTCGCCAGCCGGCCGCGATGAAAGCGGCTGACGTCAGGCCTTGGCGGTTTCCGCCTTAACGTAATCCGCCTTGTCTTCGTCCGAGAGCTCGTTGAACGCGCTGGCATCGGGCTCGCGGATCGCGCCGCCGATCTGCAGGCCCTTGGCGTCGAAGATGCCCCACCAGCCGTGACCCTTGTCGCGGGCGAGGAACGGTGCGGACGGAACTTCGAGGGCGGGGACTTCGCTCGGGATGTGGCCGACCTTGAAGCCGTCGTTGGAGACGGGCGTCAGCGGCGCGGGCACGGAAAGGTCGCCGTTGCGGGCGGCTTCGTCGGCCCGGCGCTTTTCCTCCTGCTGCTCGGCAATGCGCGCTGCCTCGACGTCGCGGGCGGCCTGCTCTTGGGCGGCTTTGTCGGCTGCCTTGCGACGCGTCTCTTCCTCGAGGGCGGCACGCTGGGCATCGGTCTGGTCACGATCGGCCTTCACCTTCTCGGATTCGGCCTTGGCGTAATCCTCCGGGAAGGGGGCGCCGGACCATTCCGAAGGATGATCGCGCAGCGCACGACGGGCATCGACGGAATCCATCTCGGCCGTCGTATTGTCCTTGTAGTAGAGCGTTGTCTTCTCGGGCATTGAACTGGTCTCCGTGGGAACAGGCGAAACCGAGCGCTTAGTAGCGCTCGGCGATGAACGCCTTCAAGGTGATCGAGGGCGCCGTTCCAACGACGTCGGTGTAGAGCCGCAGCCAACGATATTCGTTGTCGTGCTGCTCCGTGGTGAACGGGATTTCGTAGCGCCCGATCGGCGACGTGATGGGCGCGCCCGGCCGCGCGGCGCCGGCACCCAGCGTGTACTGCGCGACCGTCTCCTTGGTGGCGAACGTGTTGTCGGCCGAGCCCTGCAGCAGGAGGTTATAGACCTCGTCGCCGGCCGTGGTCTTGACGGCCGAAACGTCGACGATCAGCACACCCTCGAAGCGGCCGGGGCCGAGCTCCTTGGAGACGTTGGCACTGGCGACCTGCGAAACGCCATCGGCGGTAACGGCAGCGGCACCATCGGCGAGCAAGAGCTCGATATCGATATTGTAGGTTCTCTTGCCCATCGGGCTCTCCTGTACGATTGAGGGCGAAAAGCCCACCGAAGCGGGCTCCGCTCGGTTACTTCACGAAGGGCAGATCGGAGATCGACGTCAGGCGGGTGACGCAGTAATCGCCCTCATCGACGAGACCGACGTCCCAGGAGACGTTCGTCTTGTAGAAGACGCCGTCTTCCTTCGAGAGGCCGAGGTCGATCGCCTCCATGTTCTTGAGCTGGATGCCGTGAAGGCCTTCCGCGCTGAGGTTGGCGACGAAAAGCGACGCGGTGACCGCGGCGCCGCCGCCCTGCGCGACCTCGTTGAACGGCAGGATGACGCCGTGGCGGTCCTTCTCGTAGCCGAACAGGATGCGCTTGCCGGCGTAGGTCATCTTCGGCGTGCCGACTTCATCCCAATTCTGGATAACGAAGCCGGAGATCGCTGTGTCGCGCGCCGCCTGGATGAAACGAGGCATCAGATCCCAGCCTGCGATGATGCAGTTTGCCCGCCGGGTGTTCTGGATGGCTTTGTCCAGGCTGTAGAGCGAGAGCGCGGCGCCGCCGGAGGCAAGCGAATTGTGCAGCAGGCGTCCGTTGTCGGCGCGGCAGCGTGCCTTGATGCCGTTGAACTCCTTCGGGTTCGACGAATTGTCGCCGGACAAGAAGGTGTTGGTGAAGAGGCGGGCCTGCGCCTTCATCTGCATGGCTTCTTCGCGACCGCGACGGCCTTCGCCATGGCGTGCGATGATGGCCTTGTCGACCTTCAGCAGGATGTCGATCGGAAAGCTGGTTTCCTGGAATGGCGCGATCTTGCCCTGAGATGTGCTCGGGCCTTCATTGATCGCGCGGAAGCCGGCGGAACCGATGCTGGTTTCCCGGTAGCCTTCGAATGCGGCACCCGAGAAACCCTCGAACGGCAGCATCTGCATGATGTCGGATTCAGCCGCAAAGGACTCGATGAGCGGGCGCTCGATCGAGGTCTTTTCGAGCCCCTTGGCGTATTCGGGCAGCGTCATTACGTCGGGCATTGAGAGACTCCTTCAGGCCGTCACTTCTTGGAGTTTCGGGCGTAGTTGATCTTCTCGGCGGGAGACATTTTGTCGTACTCCTCGTCCGAAATTTCTGTTTTTCCGACATCGCGACCCGCACCGGGATTGCCCTGAGCGGTACCTCTGTTGAGGCGCATAAGCCCCTCGAACGCTTCGACCTGCTTGGCCGTGAACATCATCGGCGCCAGCGCCTGGGCGAAGTCGCCGCCGAGCTTGGCGCCCAGCCACGAGGTCACAGCGTTGACGCGCTCCGCGGCTTTGGAACCCAGAAGCTCGCGTTGCGCGGCAAGCGCCTCAGTAAGGCGGCCCTGCTCTGCGATGTCCATCTGTGCACCGAGGGCGACCATGCTCTCGAACTGCGTCTGGCTCATCTGGTTGGCGTGGGCGAAGGAGCGGAGATCGGCAACGCGCGGGTCCGTGTCGTCGATGATGGACTCCTGACCTTCCGGCAGCTTGAAGCCATCGGGCAGCTTGAAGTCCTTCGGCAGAGCGACCTTGTAACCTTCCGGCTTGTCGGGCACCTGCGCGAGATTGGCGTCATGCTCCGCCTTGAAGGCAACGAGCGAATTGAGATCGTCGGCCTTGAAGCCTTTTTCCGCGTCCCAGAAAGACTCGGGAATATAGTCGGGGCGCTCGGCCTTACCGGCGGCGCCTTCTGTAGCCGCGTTTGCATCGGCTGCCGCAGCACCAGCATCGGCGGCGCCGCCTGCATTAGACGCGCCAGCAGCGCCGGAGCTCTCCGCTCCGCCACCAGAGCCGGAACCTGTTTCGGGTGCCAGCGTGATGCGCGGGCCGAACGGCGAAGAGAACGCGAAAGCGCCCGGGCTACGCCCGACCAGCGGGGCCGGCCCGCCTGCTTTTTCGCTGTTTTCCTGGTAATCCATGCCGTCGCTCATCCGTTCCGTCTTCTGGCCCATCGCTCTTTTCCGCCTCTGTCATCGCAATCAGATCGGCCGCGAATGTGCGGCGAGCGTTGTGAGCGTGCAAAGCACAGGTCTCCATGGGGCCGATCTCCTCGACCACTGACTGCAGAAGCGCGAAAAAGGCGGCACCCTCACGCTGGCGAGAAAACCAGTTGAGGGCGGCCTTGACGTCGGGATCGGAGAGTTTCATGCGTGTCATCACTGCCCCTGCGTCGGCAGCATGCCGGACTGTTGCGCGGCGCCAAGCACCGACTGCACGAGATCGGCGGTCTCTTTTTCGCCGCGCAGGACGATCACTTCGTCTTTGAGCAAGAGCTGCAGATTTTCCGCAGTCTTTCGCTCGTCGATTGCGGCCTGCGACGTTTCCGGGAAGTAGCTCTTGAGCATGGTCAGCAGGTTGCCTGCAACCTGAACCTTCTGATTGTCCGCTGCCTGGGTGGCCGGATTGTTGGGGACCAGCGTCAGCTTGCGACCGTTAATCGTGATGTCGTCGATCTTGCCGTCTTTTTCGAGCAGCCACTCGAACCGGCGATAGATCGCATACGGACCCTCGCGCCAGAACTTCTTGCCGGGCGTGCCGATCCGGCGCTGCGCCTTGACCATCTCGTCGGCCCATTGCGTGGCCGTGGGCGGCGTGTCGCCCTTCTGCTCGGGATAATCTGCGAAGTGCTTGCGGCGGATTCTGCGTTCCAGATCGGTCGCTGTGTAGAATCCGAGATCGGCATTCCCCTCGAAATACAGGGGAACTACGTCTTTGCCGGAGCCGGGGCGCATGGCATAGGCCTTGCCGCTCTCGAGCCCGTTCTCGAAATCCATCACACCGTCGTCGGGATAGCCCATCGGCGGGTTGATCGCGATGTCGACGCGATCCTGCGTGGCGGCCGTGATGACGTCCAGCACGCGGTAATCCTGCAGCGCCTTGATCGAGGGGCCGAAGCCCCAGGCATATTCGTTGTCGGGCGAGAACCGGGCGATGATCAGCGGCAGGCAGCCCTCACCGGTGAGATCTTCCGTCTTCACAGCCATGCGATCGATGAGGAGAACGTGCTTCCACACCTCATCCTCAGGCTGGGACCAGTCGCGCCAGTAACACCACACGACCTCAATCGTGCACGACTTCTCGTCACGCACCTTCTTGGTGATCTTCTCCGGCAGCGTGATGTCGCCGATGACGGAACGCAGCTTCGTGCCGCGGACATGCCGGACCCGGAACCGATCGCCGACCGAGCCATCGGCCTCGACATTGAATTCGAGCTCGCGCGGCGGTACCGAGCTGCAGGAAATCGGCCGGGTATTGTACGGCTTTTCGATCCACCACGCGACTGTGCCAACGGCAGCATGCGGATCGAGCGTTGAGCCAAGCTCGGATTCGAAGTTCGATGCGCGGATCGCCGAAAAGATGATCTTGTCGCGCTTCTTGCTCTCGGCCTGCAGGTCAGCGAGGTCTTGCGGCTCAATGTCGCCGAGCTCGGACTCATCAAGCCCGTTCGCTACCCAATCCGTGCCTTGCGGGAAAAACGCGGAAACCACCTCCGTCGCAAAATCCTCGGAAACTTCCGCGCCAATGCCGGTCGCAAGATCTTCCTGCTCTGCATCTCTCCTCTTGCTCGCCTTAACGGTAGATTCGATGTTCCAGGACAGGCGCGGCCGGGTGAAGAAATAGGCCTCCTGCAGATCGGCGCGCGCCTCGGTCTTCTGCGCGCGGGCGTCTTTCAGGCGCTGGTTCGCGTCCTCTGTCACGCTCTGAGGCGGGAACGGGTTCGCCGCTGGCGCGGTCGACTTCGGACGCGAGATTGCCACGGGCGCCCCTTACTTGCCGACGAGCGGCGAGACGCGGCCGGTACCTGCGAGCGCGCTACGGGCGCCGAACATGCGCAGCGACTGGTCAGTCTCCGTCGTCAGCCGGTCCCGCATCGTGTTGATTTTCTCCTGGGCGGCCGCTGCCTTCTGGCGCGCAAGCTCCGGATCTTCCTTTGGCTTCTCCTGCTTCATAACCGCCGCTTTCGCTGATAATTTCGCCACCGTTGGCGAGACATTGACGAAAAAGGGCGTCTGGCCGCAAAGCACAGGACTTGAGACCCAGGATGTGGGCCGCCGCTGGCACGCACCACAGGCCGACCGACATATTCAGGTTCAGCTCCCGCCCGATGGGCCGCGCCATGCGCACAATCGTGTTTTCGCCGCTGAAGTACGCGAGCACAGGGTCGGCCTCATGGTTTCCGACGATCAGGACCCGCGATCGGTCCATCTGGAAGTCGAAAAGCACCCATGCCTGAGCTCTTTCCACGAATCCCATGACCGAGACGTGCTTGAACCGACCGCAGGCCAATGCGCGCACCCACCAATGCGGCGAATCCGGGTGGAACGCGACGAACCAATCGGTCGGCTCGCAGTCCGTCAGCTTCAAGCCGTCTCCGAAACCGTCAAAACCCACCGCGGCGCCTCGATTTCTTCTGAACCTTGATGTCAACTGCCGATTTCCGGCCGGCGTGCGTGCCGCCAGCGACCGCGCGGCCCTCGCCAGCGCCGAGCACCATGTATTGCGTCGCGTCGGCGATGTCGGAATAGCGGTCTTTCTCGGGCGTTTCCTTATGCCGAGACGTGCCCTTGATGCGCGCGAAGTGATAACCGCCGGCCATGGCCACCTTGAGCGTCCGGCAGTTCACGCCGCACACCAGAAGCCGCGGCATGCCGTTCACCATCGTGATCATGGCATACTCGACGGCCTCGATACGGGTCTGGATGTGGTTGTTCTTCACCGGCGCCGGCCGCACCGGCATGCCGAATGAGCGGAAAACGTCATAGGCCGTCGTCTCGTCCGACTGCGTGCCGTCCTCGCCTTTCGGATCCCCGAAAAACTCGACCTGAAAGCCCTGGAAATCGGCGTGCCGCGATGTCGGCTGCCAGTCGCCCAAGCGGCGATCGAGCAGCTGCTTGACCAGAGGCGCGAAGATCGACGCGCCGACACCGCGCGCCGTGACCTCGGCGAAGATCCGCCACCGATTGTTGACGAGCTGCCCGACCACGCAAGCCGGATTCCGACCGAAGTCCAGCCCGACATAGACCGGCCAGCCCGGAATAGGCTCAAGAGCCGTCTTCGACACATGACTGTCCGCGTTGAACTGGTTCCAGACCGGCTTACCGTCGACGAACACCGTGATCTTGTTCAGCACGCGGCTGTCGATCCACTGCTTCGTCTTGCCCTTGATCTTTTCCGCGTAATAGCCGGGCTTCAGCCATTTTGTGTTCTCGGCCAGCGGGTTCATCCGATAGCCAGTCAGCGTGCCGGCAGCGTCCTTTATCTCAAGCATGGCCGGCGGCTGCACATGGTAGCCCCAATTGTCCGGACGCTTGTAGGCAAGCCGCTCTTCCTCCGTCCAATCGTCCGGAAGTGGAACCTCGCCCATCATCAGCGGGATGAAATGATCCTCGCGCGGCGCGTTCATGTCGGCAATCACGCCGTCCCACGTTGCCCCTCCGTCCTTCACCGCCGGATATCGGCCGGTTCGGCTTTCCGCCTCGTCGACGATCGCCTTGTCGATGAATTCGAGCTCGTTGAACCAGATGCCCGTGAACTCGAACGAGCGCAGCTTGCGCACATCGTCCTCAGTATCGAGCGCCAGGAAGATGATTTCCATCTCCACGTCGCCGAGCCGGATCATGTGCCGATAGGGTCGGTCCCAATAGAACCGCCCGTACATCTCCTCCGGGAACCAGTCGAGCCACGACTTCACCGTCGTGTTCTTCAAATCCGGGAAGGTGTTACGGCAGACCGCCCAGCGCGTCTTTCGCAGCCCGTCGTCATTCGGCCGTTGCTCGCACGAGATCAGCCACATCTTCATGATGCAGGCCGTCGACGTGCCCGAGCCGATCGAGCCGCGGACGATGCTCACATGCTTGCGGCACTCGATGAAATCGCACAGCACGTTGCCGTCAGGCGCGTAGATCTTGCGACCATCTGGGGCGAGCTCGATCTTGGGCAGAACGACCGGGCGATCCGGCTCGATGATCTCAAGCATCGTCGGCGACCTTCATGAGAGCATGCCGCGTCCGCTCCATATCCCAGAGCAGCGTCCCGCCGTCTGGATCTGAAGACGCGAAATACTCGTCGCCATCCTTAAGCACTCCGATGATCATCACGCGCTTGAACTCGTGCTTGGCGGCGCCAGCGATGACACGCTTCGGATCAAGCGGCAGGCAGGTGATGACGGGCAGGTCGACGACGTTCGACATCAAGCCACCTCGTACGTCGCTTCGAAGATATCCCCCTTCACAGGGTAGATCTCGCCCTCAGCACCGCGAACAATCCAGTCGCCCGGGCCAGCCGTCAGATCGCCGTTCAGCGTCTTCACCACCGCCGACCCGGCATCGAACCGGATCACGCCATAATCCACCGCCTCAACCGCCCAGGTCGGCCCATCAATCTCCGACCCGGAAAACTGGAACGCCTCGACGACAACGGGGAGCTTTCGGAACATGGTCATTCCGGTTTCTCCGTGTGCCCGCAGCGAAGGCATTTGATCGTGCCGCCCTTCATCTTCCCGGGACTGATTGTGAAGCCACGGATCTCGATATCTCGAGAGCCACACTTCTGGCAGATGACATCAACGCCGTTTATCGTGCCCATCGCTGCAATCTCCTGGTGGGTGAAAAAAATCTCAGTCCTGAACCTCTGAGTGGTGCGACTTGTGTGTGAGGGTGGAACTGGAAGACTCGAGCCCAATTTTGCCCCCACCCCCCTCTGACGGGCGCTCGAACGAGAACGAAGGGGGTACGGGGTGGCGTTCCTCAATCATCCTCGGGAACGTCCTGCATATGCGGTAACGCCTTACCCTCACCCTTCGCCAGATGCTCTATCTGTGCGCCGCCTGATCGATCCAGTTTGACCATGTAACCGGGGGTCACGTTGGTGGTGGTGTTGACCTGGACGTTGATCTGCGCGGCCCCCACTGCATGGCTCGGGCGGTCCATACCATCGAGATATTTCGCGCTTTCGAACTGAATGCGTTCGGTCTTGGCGTCGAGCAGATCGACCATGCGGTGGAGCGCACGAGGGCGAGCGCTGGTTCGCAACACCTCCATACACTCATTGAGGTATGCAAGAGCATCCGGTTTGATGAGGGCCTTGCGGAGGCTGTCGTCTTTCAGACCAACGCCTTCAGCGGCTTCGGGTCGTTTCTGACCTTCGAAGACCATGAGCTCGATGGCGCCTTTGACGGCTGGGGTGAGGACGATCTCTTTGCTCTGCTTGCGGAGGGTTGCAGCGGCTTTCTGTCCTGCTCGGGAGAGTGCTTGCGCCGTCTGCTTGGAAGGCATGACCATGCTGCTGTCTCTGCGCCTCTGCTGATGCCTCGGAATGCGCTGACCTGTAAGGGAAGAAGGATGCGCGCGCGAAGCTTGGTACAAGTGGCGGAAAATGGACGCAAAGCACAGGATGCGGATGCAATGATTACAGTGGGTTGCGAGGACGGCCGGAGAGGGCGCGAATTAGCCGTGTCGGATGAACGTGCAATTATTGCACTTTTGCCTTTTCAGCCGGATGGGGGATTCGGTGTGCTTTGGCGGATGATGGGCATCGGCTGTAACGTGCAACATATGCAGGTTCAGTAGCGCTCAATATGCGACTGTTGCACATTGCAGGCGATGAAGGGCATCACCTATGGAACGACCGCTTGAGAGCGAGCCGGAACACCTGAAATGCAGATACTGGCGCAGCGAGATCGTGAAGATGACGAAGGCGCAGGTGGCGCAGCTGACGGGGTTCAGCGTGTCGTCGATTACGGACATCGAGAACGGCGAGAACCGGTCGACGAAGAAGGCGATCGATAAACAGGTGATGAAGCGGTACCGGATGGCATGTGCTTCGGTGAGCTTAGCCGCGGACTTCACATGGCTGGATATCAGCTTGGACACCGACATGCCGGTGAAGATGAGGATGAGCATGTGGATGAGGAGATGACGATGGACATGATCAAGGGGAATGAGCCTATCAATGATGATGGAGAAACGGTTCTCGTGCCGCGTTATCTGCTGCGTTTGGTCCTGGAACAGGCCTGGTCGGACAATTCATTGATTGATGGAGAGTTCTCTTCTACCGAGGAAGATCGCCTTGAGCACCAGAAGGTCTATGCTCAGATCAATGAGCTGCGCCAAGCCGCCGGCATTTCTGTGGCGACAGTCCCAGGAAAGAAATGACTGACCCCTACCAGCCCAAATACGGGCAAATGGCAGTGGGCCGGCGGATACCCGCGGACGCATGGTGGCCGGCCGCCGACGCCAAACACAGGCTGGGTGGATACGGCGCGTCAGGCCACGCAGAACTGCGAGGAGTATTAGGATCTTTCGCACAAGGTACTGACGCAGCTGTGAGTTATCCGGAAACTCCGGACAGCTGAGTTTAGAATGGATCAAGAGGCACTACCCAAGCGTGTTCTGGTGCAGCCCCGCGCTTGGCTACAAGTTTGGTTTGTGGAAGGCTTTCTCTTCGAAGGAGATACATTCTCACCGGAAAGCCAATCTCCACTGGAAATTTCTCAGCAGCTAAGGCTACGATGTCCGCTGCCCAGGCATCAGCTTGGATCGTATGTCCAGAACCTGAGCGGACAATATGCGATGCAATGCGCGCTTCAGCCAACTTTTGGACATGTGAGGTATCTGTAGCCAGAACGATGTACTGGTTATCTCCGGTAAACTCTTTGTGCTCATTGTTTCTGAATAGATGAGAGAACAGCCGCGTTTCGTTTCGCTGGTCAAAGCCAGCGACAATAGAATATATTCCCACATTATCTAAATTGAGGTGTTTGGCTTTCTCGCCCCATCTGACGAAAGCGTCAGTCCCTTCATGCTGCATTCTGCCGTCGAGCGCCTCTATGTCCTGAGCACTATCCAACATCGGCTCCAGCTCGGGTATTGCATTCATCACTCCCCCGAGCATCCAGAGGCCAAAAGACCCGACCCTCCTGATCTTGTCTTGTGGCTCGCCCACCTGAGTGGTCCCTACAGCGTATGTCTGACTGTCAGAAGCAGCAAAGATACAGTCACGGGTTTTTAGACAGATTAAAACGGTCACAGCTGTTCTCCTACCTCGGTATCAAATAGCAAGACCTTGAGCGCCTGGATAGGCTTGAGGCCAAGGGGCGGACTGGCATCAGTGAACGCGCTTTACGAAACAGCGCTTACGCTCGGTGTTTCCGAGGCCGCCGGGGCAGATCCACCAGCACAAGCCCAACCTTCAGCCCGCCCAGCCACAGCGGGAACATGTCAGGCCCGAGCCCACGACCTTGTGGCCGGCCATAGTTCTCAAGCTTGGACGTGTAGCCCTCCTGCATGCCGCAGCGTGCGTCGAGCTCCATGCTCGATATGTCCATGCTGTTGCGACGGGAGACCAGCGCATCGACGAGCTGCTGATAGTCGGTGATGACGCCGGAGACAGGCTTGAGCCCGATCACGCGGCCCTCAGTGTCCGGATCTGCACCACCACGAGCGGCCTCAAACTTGCACAGGTCATAGTCGGACCAGTAGTCGCGGCCGTTCAGTTTGATCGGGATCGGGAAGTCTTTGTCGCGGTCGATCCAGCGCGTGAGGGTCCACCGGCTAATGCCATACCGCTGCAAAACGTCGGGCCGGGACAGATATCGTTCGTTTTTTGTGCGAGCGGTCATGGTGCAATCCGTAGCAATGTGTTGCAGGCTGTAGCTTACCAATCGAGGTCGGCAGTAACTGGATCAGGAACCTCTTGAGCCGGCGAAGGACGCGATGCCGAGCCTTGCGGCCCATAGGCTGCGCCGAGGATGGCGCAGTAGATGCCGCCGGTCGGCAGCTCACCCTTGCGAGCGAGAAAGCCGGGGTGCGAGGTGACGGTGAAAAGCTGGGCCCGGCCCTCGTCGATCATGCGTTGCTTGGCCTGGGCGATGCGGTCAACGAGCAACATGGGCTTGACCGAGATGGGGCGCTGGTCTTCGATCTCCATGCGGGCGATCGCGAGCTCGATCTGCTTGCTGACGTATGCCATCTCGTCGCGGATGGCTTGGGACAGCTCCGGAGGCGTGGGCGAGAACGTCTTCGAGATGCCATCGATCTCGCCGCGGATCACCTTGACCACCACTGTGTCGAGGGCATGGAACGAGGCACCACGCAGCGCGATGAGATATCCTTCAAGCTGCCCGTCAACGTCGCCCTTGCGGAGCGGCAAAGCCGAGAACAGCCTGCGGAGCGCGATCGTAAGCTCCATGCTCGTTGCTTCCCTCAATCGTCCGTCGTTCGTCTGCATTGCGCTGTCCCATTCCGTTCATGAGTTCGTCGAGGCGGTCCACCATGGCGTTGCCGGTACCGGACGGGGGCGGCTGGCAACGAGCGACGGGCGCGGCGGGCTGGTCGGCCCAGCGGTCTTGGTTGAGCCATGTCGAGAGGTTGCACCACGGCCTGTCGTCGGTCTTGGCGACGTACCGGCGCAGACCGTCGAGGATGGTGGGGAGATCTGCTCTGGATCGAGCCTTGAGGTAGGCTTGTAGAGCCACCGGCTTACCGACCTTGTGGGGATAGATCGGCCAGATTTGGCTTTCGAATTCAGGCTGATGATTTTGCTTCGCAGGTCGTGCGTGTTCTTCTGAGCGAAGCGAAGAAGGCTCTTCTCTGGTTATGGTATCTGGAAGATGCTGTGGCGAACGCATAGCATTTGCCACGCGTGCTTCGTTATCTTTTAGTGCCTTAGCCTTTCCACCCTCTGCCCCAGCGGCGGCCCTCGATTGACTTTTACTCTCGCTTTTTTGGAGCTCCTTCGTCAGGCGATTGTGCCGGATCACGTCACCGTCGACCTCGAAAAACGGCATCAGATCGTCGGCGATCGTCTTCCATTTTTTGACCGACATGCGCGTGACGCGGGCGAGCTTCGCCTCGGCGGACGGCAGTTTTCCGCCAGCGTTCCACATAGCCATGAGCAGCAGCATGTAGGCGCCGATCTGCTCGGTGGAGAGCTGCAGGGTGTCCCCGATGAAATCGGAGACGTAGAGCTGCATGAAGGGGCGTTCGCTCATCCAAATGCCCTCGGATTGTCCTTCAGAGCGTCAGCCCATTTCAGGATCAACAGAGCATCGGCCGTGGCCTTCTCCTGAAGGCGAGAGACCATCTCCTCGCATGCATAGAAGAGCGCATCCTCGCGAGTTTGTGCGAACCGTCCCCATTTGGGCCCGACACGATAGCCACTGCCGCCCAAGTCGGCATTGTAGCTGGCAGACCACATCCATAGCCCATCGATGTGACGATGAACCTCAATCTCCGCGCGGTCCCATGCATAGCGGGGATGGGGGAGACGGAACGTAAAATCCGGATCTGTCTGCAGCACCGGGCCATCACGCTCGACAGCAATCCTGACCGGAGGCATGCGTACTGCGTCGAAAAGTCCAAGCTGCTGCATCACGCCACCTCGAATTGCCGACGACGCCCACGATGACGCTTCTCCCTGCGGATGATCGTCTTGCGAGCTTCGGCGCGGGTCTGGGTCTTGAGCTTGGTGGACTGGCACAGGCGGGTGTCGCGCATGTAGCCGGCGAGCACGGTGATGACCTTGCCATCCTGGATGACATAGGCGAACCCGTCGAGACGCACGGTGACCTGGCGGAAGCCGCAAGCGATCATGCGCAGTACAGCAGGATGCAGCACGAGCTCACGCACGCCATTGACGGTCAGGCCGGCAAGATTGCAGCACAGAGCCACCTTGTCGGCCTCACGCATCGGCGAGCGGCCGGCGAGCCATGTCTCGACAGGGTGGCCGAGAACGCGCTCCATGTAGCGGAGGCAGGCGTGGTTGGTGACACGATCAAGCATTCGCCACCTCCCGCCCGACAAATCGCGGGCCACCGACGTGCTGGCTGTGGAAGCGCAACCACACGCAGTCATCCTTGCCGGACATCTTGGTGTCGGGGATCCAGCGCAAACGGCCCACGGCGACGATGTGCGAGCACTGGTCGATGAAGGGCGCTGACTGCTTGGTGTATGCCCAGCCGGCATCGAGGAGAATCCACGTCGGCGCGATGTGCATGAAGCGCTCGATCATCAGGTGCAGGATGTCGCGGCGCCAGGGCGGGTTGGTAATAATGGCGTCGAACCCGGCATCTTGCTCGAACGGGTGTGACAGGGCGTCGAGGCCAGACGTGATATCGCCCTCATAGGTGCAGACAAGGCCGGCGGCCTGAAGCTGGCCGACGAGATAGCCCTCACCCGCACACGGCTCGGCGAAGGTCTTGACGCCGCGCAGGTGCGGGATCAGCTTCTGCCCGGCGCGCGGATCGATCGTCTGGTAGGCGTCACGCTCAAGGCGCGGGAAATCGGAGCGGCGGCCCATTATGCAGCCCTCCTCAGCTCGCGCGCCGCCACCCGCTCGGACTTCGTGCCCGGGCCTTTCGACGCCAGCCGGTGATATTCGCAGTAGGGTGAGCCCTGAGAGACAGCGTGGCAGCAGAAGCGTGTTTCGGCGCGCTCACCTTCAACCGGCCACCGGCAGTCGCCCTTGGTGAGGTCGACAAGCGTCTTGAGCAAAGGGACTGGCTTGAGAACCGAGCCCATCATGTCCGGCAGATCGGGGCGCGAAGCAGCGGTCGAAGCAGCACGGGGCGCGGGCCTTACCACGACCTTCGCAACGGACACAGCCTTGGTGACCTTGGGCACCTTGGCAACCTTGACCTGCGGCGTCTTTGCCTGGATCTCTTTTGCCACACAAACGCGGTTGTGCAGCTTGAGGCGATGAACCTTGCCGATCACGGCATTGCGCGTCAGGCCGCCCAGACGTGTCGCGATCTCAGACGCGCTCAAGCCCTCCGACCACATGAAGCGCAAGCTGTCGATCCGTTCTTCTGTCCACTCTGGCATTCGGCGATCCTCACAATTCGATGGTGGGAGCGGGCACGCCGGCAAGGCTGATCACTTCAACCAGCAGCCCGGCTTTCGGCCCGAGGATTTTCCAGCAGGAGGAGAACGAGACCTGCGCGTCGTCCGCATAGGCGATCTGGTTCAGCGCATCCTTGACGATCTTGGTGATGTTGTCGGCGTCGGGCTTCGTCGTTTTCCATGCGCCATCCGCAGCGGCGCGGCGGGCCTTGGTGGTGGCTTTCGGCCACAGGGCAACGGCAACGACCTTCAACTGCAACGGCCCTTCGAGCGGGCCGGCAAAGCTTTCCATCTGCCGATGAGCCTCGGCGCGGATCATGCCCATGTAATTCCGCTGGCGAGCGGGCGTGAACTTGATGACGGTCTTGCCGCCTCCTGCACGAGCCCACGGCACCACGTCGCCGGGAATGATGAACTTGATCCGCGCCGTCATGCTCAAGCTGCCTTGGGTGCGTCTGCGTCAATCGGCAGCTCGGGCTCGTCCTTGTCGGCCGATGCCTGGGCACGCTCGCCGAGATAGTCGGATGCCGAGACGAAGATGAGGAGAGCGTTGCGGCCGCGGTTGTCGGCAAGCTGCTCGATGTTCGGCGTGGTGACGTTTGCCACGACCTCCATCTTGATCGTGTCCTTGACGGTGAACTTGCTCACCTCGACGGCGATCACCTCATGTCCCGATGCTGCGATGGTCTGCACGGCCTGACGCACGATGTGCTCGCACGCGTTCTGGATGGCGTAGATCTTATCTTCCTGCGCCCGCTCAGACAGTTTCGACCAGGGCATTTCCATGCTGCGAATGTGGGTCAGCATGACGTCGCGCAGATCGCCCGACAGTGTTTCCGAGGCGACATTCTCGATTGTTGGCTTGTCCATGTTCATCGCTCCTGAAGCGCTTCGAGGGGTTGGGAACAGCCGGACGCACGAAGCGCGTTGCGCCGGGCACATGCTCGATCGCCATCTGGCATTCGAGATCGGTAAGAGCCGGGAGGTATCCGCATTCCCAGCAGTGGAAACCGGCGCCGACAGCGCGGTCGCATTCCGGGCAGACCCGGATCGGGGTCAGATCCATGGGAAGCCGTTAGGGTGGTCTTTGCGGGCCTCGCGCAGGGAGATGGCGCCGAGGGACAGGAATAGGGCGACAATGCCGATAGCGATGGAGGCCGATGCAGCGAGGTACCAGCTCATCGGCGCGCCCTCCGGCTGCGATAGGTGATGACCGCCAGAGCCCAATTCTTGGTCTTGAGGGACGCGAGGTACAGCGCGCTCGAAACGCGCAACAGGCAGTCGGCAACGAACGATATCATGGCTGCATTCCTCCCTTGATTTCCTCGAGCTGAAGCCGAAGCACCTCCTGCTTCTGTTCCAGATCGGCGATGTGCACGCCGCGCTGAAAGTCCTTCCACCAGCGCGTGCCAGAGCCCTGCATGAGCTGCTGAAGGAGCAGGAACCCGGCGTCTGAGCGCAGCAGGTTCACGAGGGCATCCGCGCCCGGCTCGGTACGGCCTTCGAGCCACAGCTCGGCAGCGCGCTTCGAGATCTCGGCACGGCTTGAAAGGTTGATGGCGGTTTTCGAGGGCCAGAGGCTGCGAGCCATGTCGCACACGGCGTCAACACACCGAATCTTAGTGCGGTGTTTGCTGAATCCAGACGACGCGAAAAAGGAGGATTGTGCTGACATCAAGCGATCTCGGAAACGGGGGCTTCGAAAAGTTCGGGACGCAAACGCCACTTCGGAATTGCCCCGCCCGTCGCCTGATGGATGCCCACCGCGATTTCGGCCGAGATCTTCGACCGCTGACCAAGCAGGAGTTTGGAAATGGTTTGCTGACTGACGCCGATGGCGTCTGCCAATTTCTGTTGGCTGCCGACGAACTCAATCGCGGCGCTGATGTCGGGATTTAAGGTCGTGTCGCTCATGACACTCATAATGACACTGTATGGTGTAATCCGTCAATACACCGAAAAGAGTGTCATTAAATACACCTAGAGGCGTATAATTAAGAGTATGGAAAAGTTCGGTGAGTTGGTCAGGGAGCGCCGTGAAGCTCTCAAAATATCGCAGATCGAGTTGGCGCAGGCCGTCAACACAACACAGGCGACCATCGACAAGATCGAGAACCATCGCAGCATGCGGTCACGCTTCCTGCCTGCTATCTTCGACGTGCTAGGTCTCCCGCTCGACGAGCTTACCAAAGGGGCGATTTCACCGCCGAAACCGAACGCCAGCTTTCCACCGCGCTTTCAGCGGTTCTCTCAGGACAGAAGTATCCCGGTATACGGCCAGACGGAGGCTGGCCCGAATGGTCGCTTCATTATGAACGGAATGAAGGTTGCTGACGTCTTCTGCCCGCCTGGCCTGGAGGATGTCCCCGAAGCTTACGCAGTTCGCGTCTACGGCACATCTATGGAGCCACGATATCGCGCTGGTGAAACGGTGTGGCTTAACCCGCGACTGCCGGTGCGCGCTGGCGATGATGTGGTGGTGCAGCTCAAGGCAGAAAGTGATGGCGACGAGATGGCGAGCTACATCAAGGAGTTCAAATCAAAGTCATCGAAGGTGCTGCGCCTGTGGCAGCATAACCCTGAAGAAGGGGAGCCGAAGGAGTTGGATTTCGATGCCGACGACGTGTTCTCGATCCACAAGGTGGTCCATCACTCCACCGTATAGTCGAGCCGCCATTCTGGCCGGACTCTAAGGCGCCGCCACCGGCGAGGCGTGCTCGGGCAGACTTTGCACTTTAGCCGCGCAACGAGCAGTTCGTAGCTGTAGACCCCTGAGAAGGTGGCGCGCTGCAGGGCTTCGAAGCCTAGCGAATTGCTGCGGCCACATTCCTCGCATGTGACTTGCACGCTCGTCAGCTCACAGAGCATTCGGTTTGATTCCGGGTACGCGACACTATTCTGCACGGTCTCAAGCCTCCCAATTTGTTCTCTTTATGTTCTCATTTGTAAGCAGGAGTCCACGGAAGAGTCGAATCGATTTTTCGGTTGACCGATCACAAATCGTGCAGATTGAAGGGTGTGGGTTTTAATTACACCGAATGGTGTTGACAGAGATTACTCTATACGGTGTAATCCGATCTCCGATTAAGGAGAGTGTCATGCATCTTTCTTCACATGTATTCGACGGCCCCCGGCAGCAGCCAAATAGCGGCAATGCTCGCACCGCCGATCAGCGCCGCGTAGCCCAAGCTGCGCCAGTCCCTGCGCCCTTCTTTCATCTTGAGGCCTTCCGCAAGGCAGATGAAGAAAGCGATCGGCGCGAATATCAGCGTCACGAGCTTGATCAGTCCGAATATCGTGGTCATGGAGCCTCCGTCGCTCGCCAGCATGCCACCGACCCTAGCGTGCTGAAAGCCCTCGCCACCCGCGCAAACGACGTGCTTCTGATCGTGCTGATCACAGTCATCGGCATCGTCGTCCTGTTCGCAGCTCACACCTCGTTCAGCCGTGTCGAGCGGGCGTATGAGATCGCGGGGAGGGTGTAACGATGCAGCACCCCAAGGAAGCCCTACTGCGTCAGGATGAAATGCGCCGGCAGGCAGAAAAGCAGATCCGGCTCCTCGTCGATCTCGACATTGCCAGGAAGCACCCGAAGGCGCCGCTCGCTGCGCTCAAGGGCCAGCTGCTGGCATCTGTCTCCGTCCCGAGGGCACTCTGATGAAGACCATCGCCCTCGCCAAGCACCCCGCCAACATGGACGCGTCCGCTGAGACCGTCCTGAACCTCACCATCGGCAATCGCGCCGGTGTCGTCTTCCGAGTCACCAACGGCTTCGTACCCGGATTCAAGGGCATGACCGCGCCCGGTTACATGCCGGATGTGGAGACGGCCGTCGAGTGGATCGAGGCGTTTGCAGCGCAGGAGGCCGCGTGATGCCGATCAGCGCCGAGAAAATGAAGCGGTACCCAGGCGGGTCGATCCGCTCGAAGGAATGGCTCAAGTTTCGAGGCGAGCTGCTGGCGCGTTCCGGCGACTGCTGCGAGGGCACGCCTCAGCATCCCGAATGCCGGGCCGTCAACGGCAAGCTTCATCCTGAAACTGGCGGGAAGGTCGTTCTGACGATCGCCCACATGGATCACGACGAGACCCACGCAGATCCAGCGCGTTGCAGGGCACTCTGCCAGCGCTGCCACAACCATTGGGACGCGCCGTTCCGTGCTCAGAACCGTGCGGCGAAACGCGCGGCCGCAGAGGTGCGCGTATGATCGACCTCATCCACTCCGAGACGATCGTCGAGCCGGGCCTGTATCGCATGTCCGAGGCGTCCTATCACGCAGACGCCGCGCCCACGCCCAGCCTCTCCCGCTCGATCGCCCTCAAGCTCATCGACGAGAGCCCGCGCCACGCCTTCACCGCTCACCCGCGTCTTAACCGACAGGAGCCCGAGGAAAAGCCGAACAGCAACATCCGCGAGATCGGTAGTGCCGCACACGCCCTGCTGCTGAACCAGCCGACCGAGATCCGTGTCATCGACGCCAAGGATTACAAGGGTGGCAAGGCGCAGGCAGCACGCAAGGAAGCGCAGGCAGAGGGCGCTATTCCGCTGCTGCTCGCCGACCACAAGACTGCGCTCGCCATGGTCGCCAAGGCCCGCGCCCTGTTCATCGACAGCGAGCACCCGGCGTTGCGCGGTCTGGCGGATCCTGCCGGCACGTCGTCAAACCTGCTGAACGAGGTCACGGCCGCGTGGATTGATCCGTGCGGTGATCATTGGGCCCGGGCGCGCATCGACCGCCTCGACGTCGCGCCCGATCGCCTGACGATCCTCGACTACAAGACCACCGGCATGCAGGTTTCGCCCCAGGCAGTATCCCGCACGCTCTACAACAACACGTACCATTTCCAGGACGCGTTCTATCGCCGTGGCATCCGTCGCCTGTTCCCCCAGATCGACCGCCACGAGATGAAGCTCGATTTCCTCTTCATCATGCAAGAGCAGGAAGCTCCGCACGAGGTGTCCGTCGTTCGTGTCGACAATGGTGGCCGGCTCATTGGCGAGAAGATGGTCTCGAATGCCTTCCTGCTGTGGCGCAAGTGCATGGCCGAGAACCGTTGGCCGGGATACCCGACCGAGATCCTGACCGCAGAGATGCCGGCATATATCGATACCTCGTGGTCTTCCCGCGAGATCGAAGACCCGCGTTTGCAGGGTCTCGGGTTCGATCCAATGCCGTTCTTTGAGAGCCGCCCCTACCAGCCCAAACAGATCATGGAGCCCTGCTAATGGCCGATTTCATCGACGCCGTGCGCGACGACACCAGCCTCTTGATCGCGATCGCCGGCGCGTCCGGTAGCGGCAAGACCTATTCCGCGCTGAAGATGGCGACCGGCCTTGCCCAGGGCGAGCCGATCTATGCCATCGACACAGAGGCGAAGCGCATGCTGCACTATGCCGACCAGTTCAAGTTCAAGCACATGGACATGCGCCCGCCGTTCACGCCGGAATCCTACATCGAGGCAATCCAGAAGGCTGAGGCTGCCGGCGCCAAGGTCATCATCATCGACAGCACGTCCGATGAATATGAAGGCGTTGGCGGCCTGCAGGAGATGCACGACGCTGAGGTGTCGCGGCTCGCACGCAAGCCTTACGACAAGCTCGAAGGCTGGGAGATCGACAAGTTCAACGCCCCTGCATGGAAAGTCCCGAAAACCCGGCACAAGACCCGTCTCATGTCGCCGCTGCGGCAGGTGCGCGCCTACATAATTTTCTGTCTGCGCGCCGAGGAGAAGATTAAGTTCGTCAAGGTGCTCGACGAGAAGTCCGGGCGCGAGAAGACAGCGATCCAGAGCGCCGGATGGGTGCCGATCTGCGAGAAACGCTTCATGTTCGAGATGACGATGAGCTTCACCGTCACTCCAGACAATCCCGGCGTGCCTCTCATCGAGGACGGGCAGGCCGTCTACGGTAAGATCCAGAGTCAGCACCTACCGTTCTTCCCCGCCGGCAAGCGTGTCAGCGAGGATTGCGGCCGACAGCTCCGTGCCTGGGCGCGTGGCGAGAACACCAATCCAGTAGCTCAGCCGGGGCAGACAAAGCCCGCGGCTGATGCGAGCGCCGACCAGACCTCCCAAGCATCGGCGCCCAACAATGCTGTGCTGCTCGCGTATCACGCGGCGCTGGCGGGCGAAATTGATCGTGACAGCCTCATGGCCACGCACGCACGCGAGAAGGTCAAGCTCACCGAGCAGTACCTCGTCGACATCGGCAAGCAGATCTTATCCGCCCACAACGATCGGCTGAAAGGCCACGCCGACGCGGACGCGACCAACACCTACGTCACCGGACTCATTCAAGGAGACTGACCATGCAGAACAAGCCGTTCTCCTGCGACTACGATTTCGACGGCATCTATCCGATCACCGAGTGCTTTGATGCGCGCGGTGTTGCCGAGCTCGTCGATGATGAATGCGACAGTTTCTATGTCGCCAGCATCACGTTCGACGACGGGGTGCGGCTCATCCCGCGCGGAAACGGCTATCTCGGCCTGCCGCACGCGATCAAGGACGGCATCTTCGCGATCATCGCCGACGAGATCCAGAAGTCCGAGCACGCCGCCGAATACTTCCACACCGCGCTCACCGGATCCCGCATGCCCGACCCCGACCGAGCATATGACGAGCGCCGTGATCACCTCGCCATGGGATGGTGCGCAGCATGAGCAGAGCCACCAGCCTGTTCCTTACCGAGGCAGAGCTCGCCGAGCGCATCGGCGTCAAGACTGAGCTGCTGAAGGATGCCCTCTCCGCGCTGTCGAAATCTGGCTTCCCCGAGCCGGACCCGCTCTTCGGCGGCCGAAGGTATTGGCCCGCCTGCGAAGCATTCCTTGATCGGCGATATGGACTCACCCCATCGTCGGCACCGGCCGCTATTGGCCTTGATGGAGATGAAAAATGGAATTGAAAGCCCCTGGCCTGAAGGTCCGGCCACGAGCAGACGGCACGACCGCCCATTATTGGGTCGCCTCGGCCGTTGCGAAGAACACAGAAGGCTACCCTCTCAAGACCGTGCGCGTTCATGGTACCGACGATGAGGTCGCCGCGCGGTGCCGCGTGCTGACGGCAGAGCTGAAGGAATGGCTTACGAAGCGCGGGCAGGGCACCCGGCCGACCTATGACGGCACTCTGCGCTCGCTGATCCGGCTCTACCAGCAAACGCCCGAGAGCCCGTATTTCGAGATCAAGAGCAATACCCGCGCGATGTACGACGAGAGCCTTGGCCTTCTCGAGACATCGGTAGGAGCCCGTCGGATCGAGAAGGTGACCGGGCTTGATGTCCGGCGCTGGCACTCGAAGTTCAAGGAGCCGGCCGCCGATGGCAAGCCCGAGCGCCACCGCCGCGCCTATAAGGCGATCCAGCTCCTGCGCATTGTGATCGGCTTCGGCGTGGTCATGAACATCACCGAGTGCTTCCGGCTCAAGACGGTCATGGAGGAAATGCGTTTCCATGTTCCGCGTGGGCGCACCGCGGCAATCTCGTTCGAGCAGACGAAAGCGATCTGCGAGCTGGCGATCTCAAAGGGCCGGCTGTCAATCGCGCTTGCCCAGGCGCTGCAGTTCGAGCTCACCCTGCGACAGATCGATGTCATCGGCCGTTGGGAGGACGCGGAGGAGGTTGGGATCGGCGGCATCGTCTATCGCGGCCAGAGATGGCGCGACGGATTGCTATGGTCGGACATTGACGACAAGGGCGTGCTTGTGAAGGCTACCAGCAAGACCGGCAAGGTGGCCGAGCACGACACCATGCAGTATCCCTTCCTCCGCGCCATCATGGATCTCGTGCCGATCGGCCAGCGGTTTGGCCCGGTCGTGAAGTCCGAGACGACCGGCCTCCCATACCAGCAGCGGTATTTCATCAAGATGTGGCGCACGCTGGCAGACGCTTGCGGAGTCTCGAAAGACGTCTGGAACCGGGACAGCCGGGCAGGGGGCATTACCGAAGGCGGCGACGCGGGCGCCGATATCGAGATGCTCCGCCACCATGCGAACCATGACAATATTGCAACAACGCAGCGCTATAATCGCAAAACGCTCGAAAAAACATCGAACGTTGCGCAGCTCCGCGTCGCTCATCGCAACCTCAAGAACGGACAGAAAACATAG